GGTATGTTTACTTCACCTGTGGCACCAAATATTACTACTTTACCATCATCAGCAAAAAACGTTCTACTTACCGACATTAATGAATTTACTGAATTTGATAATGCGCCAGACAAATAAACAATATTATTATTATAATCAACCCCAGCTACCGTTTGTACTGAATTATTTGCAATTAAAATTGTATCTGTGGCATATAAAATATCCTGTAACGGAATGTTAGGATTTTTATAGTTACCATTATTTACAATATTATATGAACCGGTTAGACTCGTTATATTTATATATGAATCTCCTGCATTAGCCGTAACATAGGCCACATTCGCAAAAGATAACCAAACGTTATCTCTTAAAGTAACCGTATTTGCACCAGGAGTGTTACCAATATGCGATGAGAGTATTTCAGAATAAACCTTTTGGCCTGTTGCCGTTGAGGTCATTTGTAAAGTATCTCCTACTAACATTATCGCTTGTAAATTAGCAGAAGCAAGACCATTAAAGGTAACAATATTGGTACTGGTATTCACAAAATCGGATATCATTGTACCTGAAGAATAATTTGTTCCGGTATAATGTGGTAATGTATGAGCTTGTTTTAAATCACCAAAAACATTAAAGTTTGTAGACGCATTGGCTTTCATAGCATATCGACCAATTACTTGCATGCCCGTAGGATGTAACAAATCTAATAATGTGTTTCTATATTTGGAAATTTCTCTTTCTAATGTAAGTTCATATGTGTATTTGTTATATATTGTACTTTGTAATACATCATATGAACTGAGTTGACCTGATGAATCCAAGTATTGACCAGAACTAATAGCCAAACCATTCAAGAAGGTTGTATTTGCCCTAGCACTACCATCACCATAGGTAATTACACCAGTTGAATCATATCTTGCATTAGGGTTAATTGAAGTATATAAATTGGTTAAATTTAAATTAATATTCTTTGAAACTGATGCAGATGAAACTACATGAAGTTGTTTTGCATATTGTGGCAAATTATTGTAATTGTAAACTCTAATATTGTAAATACTTTGTGTAGGATCAGAAAAACCTTGAAGAACTGTAATTGAATCTACTGTAGCAATATAACTTGTATTAGATAAACTTGTTCCTTGATAAACAATATCACCACGACTAGGTAAATTAGATACAGATACATTACTCACAGCAATATCTTGAATCTTCAATGAAATAGTAGGGTTTGATATATAATCTGTTCCGAAATCACTAACAGAAATAGTACTAATAGTACCAATACGATTGGTAATTGATGTAAATTTAGCTCCATCACCTAAAACACCCGGCACGTAAATTGAAGCATTTGATCCTGATACAGAATTTATTGTAACTACAGGCAAAGAGTTTAAGTTGTAACCTAAACCACCTAAAGGATACGGATGAGGTAATTGGCCATTGTTAGGATAAACATATCCTACTGTGGAAATTGCACCAGCAAAATTAACTGAAGTTACATTAGCGTATGCGCCATATCCTGATCCTCCAGCAAAAACAATTTTATCACCTAGAGCGTATCCTGTTCCAGCATTAACGATTTGTATCGGTGCCAACATTCCTAAAGTGTTTAAGTTTGAAGTTGATAGATCATCAACAGGAAATTGTGATAATGCAGTAATTCCAGGAGGTACACTTAAACCACCGCCACCATTTTGTAACAATATTGATGAAATTGGATATGTGGTTAATGAAGTAAAAGTAAAAGCATTTGCAAAAGAGGTATTTGCATTTGCTGAAAGATTAGTAGAGAAATAATAATTTGAATTTCCTAATGGAATGTTCTTTTTTATACCAATTGTATCAGTAGGGATAAGAGTAGCAACGGCAACTCCACTAGGAGATAATGTTCCTACTACTGCAATAGGTGAAGCTCCACCTGGAGTAATATCAGAAAAAGAAATTATTGTATTGGGATAATTAGTATATCCATAACCACCATTATCAACAGTAATACGCTGAACCGAACCTGTAGTTGTTGTTCCTACAACCGCAGAGGCACCATGACCTGTATTGGAATTTAATCCTCCAATGAATACTAAAGGATCACCCGGTTGGTAATAATTTCCTCGGTTACTTGGATCAATTTTAACTTGGCTAATCTGACCAATAACTTTTGCTCGTAACGGATTTCCATTAAAAAGAACATCTTGATTGTTTGAATCTACCACACGAACATATTCACCAGATTCAAACAGTCTTTCAATATTGGAAATAAACACTTCCGTTTTTGCACCATCAAAAGTAGTTGCTTCTATGGTAGCGATTGATTTTGTGGATTCACCAACAATTCGATAATTAGCAATTAATAAGAAATTAGGATCATTTGTATTTAAATTCAAACTTTTAGCAACATACCAAGTACCAGCTGAAGCTTTTAGTACAGCAGATTCCGTAAAAAAGAAATCTACATCAGTATTATATAAAATACGAAATAAGAATTTAAATGATGCGGGTGTACCTTTTGTTTGATATAGTTGTTTTGCTATTTTTATGACTTTAGATTTATCGGCCAGAATATCTGCTGGAAAGTAAGGCATAAAATCATTATAAAAATAATCTATAAATTGATTAACAACTGAACTAGAACCTTGAGCTGCTTGCAATTCATCAATATCTTTATAACTTAATAGATTTTTTGATAAATCCATTACACCATCTTGTTGTTCCATCCATTCATAATATGCTTGTAAAAACAAGACAAAATTGGCGTAATTAGGATCTTCTCGAACAAACGCAGGAAGTTGTGATGGTACTAAAAGCGAAGTTTTTTGATTACTTAGAATCATGAATTTATTTTAGCAATAACAGTAGCAACAACGGAAGCAGGATCAAAAGGATCAATTGTAATGATTCCGTCAAACGTTGATGAAATGATAGAAGTTGGGGCTGGTGTTGCTATAATAGATAATTGCCCTAGTGGATTATCGAGACCAACTGGATTAAAGTTGGCCAATGTAATAATTCCATTAAGGTAGTCAACTGTACCAATATTTGGATTTAATACTGTTTTCGCCTGTTCGGAATTATAATAATAGGTTCTTAGTGTGCCATATTGACCCTGTAATTTTACAGTAGCTGCGCCGTTTTGACCAGTCGTATCACCTGGTTGAGGTGCGATTGATATAACTGCGCTGGTGTAATTATTACCCGAACTAATAACTTTGATGCCCGATAATGATCCACCACTAACAATAGCCGTTGCAACTGCACCAGAACCGTCACCTGAAATTTTAATTATTGGTGGATATTGATAACCAAACCCCGGATTAATAATTGAAATCGTATCAATACCAAAAGTAGATTGAGCAATTTCATCAATATACACTCCGGAAATTGTATTAGCTAAATTAGCTGGATTTAAAAAGCTCATACTAGGAGAATTTGAAATACCACTTAATATAGAACCTCTTTGTAAAGGAGTATTATAATATAAGTTGTAGGTACTTGATGTTACTAGATTAGGATAGAACCTTTTTGATAATTGAACATTATATTGAGTTGATACAATAGATTGGTCATAATTGGTTACAGCAGTCAATAATTTATATGGTGAGAAACTCGAATTAAAACCATTGAGTGTGTTTATACCAAAGCTTTGAACTGCCGTAACAATACCAGACTGAATTTGTGAGGATGTTTGTGTAGTTTTACTAGGATCAAAAACTGCATTAATATTCAAATTAATATAAGTATAATCCGGATCTACAATATTAGGATTAACAGTTAATACTGAAATTGGTTGAATAACTTCAGAAATTATTCTTTGTTTTTGTGATTGCGTTAAACTGTAGGCACCAGTTGGTTTTAAACAAATAAACGCTTGGCCATAAACAGGAGGATTATTTTCTTCCCCACCCCATACATTAACCGCATCAAATGAAATTCCCAACGAATTCTGTTGAATTGCTGTGATGTAATCACTCTTAGTTACTGCACGGCCTTGTGATGCGTAGTTTTTAGGAGCTTGAAATTTAATAGAATCAATGGATTCTTTATTACCACCTGTTGTTGCTGGTGTTACTGAAATGACTGCTGACGGAGCATGACCCGAAACCGTATTCATCAGAACAAAAGAATTTGCTCCGGCACCAGAGGTTCCCTCGGTGGAAAGATAACTAACAATTACAATGTTTCCATCTGATAGTTGTTGTCCTAGTATACCATCACCAAAATATATTTTGTAATTTCCATTCAAAGCTTCTTCCAAGAAATAAACTTGTGAGGTTGAAGTTAATGTTAACTCATTAATTGCTGGATTAAAAACATTATATGAAGAATTGGTTAAAGAAGCTTGTACAATAACCTGTAATGTTGTGGTATCAATTGAAGCATCTGGTATTTCAAAAGTATATGTTGGATTTGTCGATGAAGCAACAGTAAAGTTGTATGTTGCCGGAACACCCTGTTTAATTGCTATATTATTAAATGTTGCAGTATTTGAAATTACAGGTACCGTACAAGCATCGGGATTAACAAAAGTATAGTTTACTCCTTTAATTGATGCTGATGCAAAATTTTGATATGCTGGTAATGTAAAAGACCCTGGTGCAACATTTTTGAATATAATATTAACGGTTGCAGTAGGTGTAATTGCTGATTTTGGTGTATATCCCAGTATTTTTGCTTGAGAAACAACAGAACTTCTTTGAGTAGCCGAATCCAAAAACATCTCATTGGCAACCATATTTAAATAATAAGCATTATATTGTGTATTATATGCTAAAAGGTCAATAAGTGTGTTTAATGTAGAACCTTCAAAATTATAATCTTTAAAGGTGTCTTGGCTTTTCAGAAAAGTAGTAAAACTACCTTTGAGTGTATCAAAATCTAGATTTGTGACTTGTGTATTGGTATTAGCGGCCATTATCTGGTCCTTTGTAATATTAAGCTAAAAGACGTAGGTTGTGTCTGGTTACCCACCAAAACAGATAAAGAAACGTTAAATTGGTTACTAGCAGGCGAAGCTGTTACAGTAATTGTAGTAATCGTAACTCTTGGTTCATAATTAGTTATTGTTCTAACAATTTCATTTTGAATCATTGTTGCGGTTAATGATGAGATTGGCTCAAATAATAATTGATTTAGTGTGCTTCCAACATCCGGCTGAAATAATCTGTCGTATATATTAGTATTCAAAAGATTACGAATTGAACGTATTACCGCTTGTTCGTCATATTTCATAGCCACATCACCCGTTGCCGGTATGGGCAAAAAGGTCATATCTAGGTCTGAGTAAATGTGATTGTTGATTGCCATTCTTTATTTATGAGTTTATTCTGGAGATAAGTTTAGGTGTTCCAACTAAATTATTGCACAAATATGTTTCGGTATCACCCATATTGGAAAATTGTTGCGTTGAGTTGTAATTACTAACTAAAGTTTCAAGTTTTTGAAAAAAAGTAACATCATTAGATTGTCTAGTAGTCATCAAACTATCCGTACCAGTTAAATCCGTAGTAATTTGAGTAACTTGTGCATTTGAAAGGTTATTGGCAGACATACCATTAGTTAAAATAACTAAATCATTTGTAAGAGCTGTAACATAAGAGTTTAACTGTGGTCCAATTAATATACTAGTCATACAACCCAAAATTGGAGAATTGTTGGTTATACCGTCCGTCTGGTTTGTAATCATTATTGCTTGTTTTCCATAAGCTACGGCTGTTTGGTAATATGGATTTGTCTGTGTATCGGTTTGGCCGGTCATGGAAGTTACACCAGAAATCTTATTAGTGTGAATTATAAAACTTCCGCTATCGTTGATTAAGTTATTTGCAGCTGTAATAATTCCAAAAACATTTGCAGAGCCACTATAACTATTGGAATTAGCTAAAACAAACATTTGGCCAGCCAGAGTGATAATTGTATTCACATAACCAACAACAGGATTCTGAAAATAACCCCCTACAGAATTACTGGCAATATCTTGAGCCTGCCAAGATTGAATAATGGCTGGAAATTGTACTAGGTTGTTCTGCGTATTTGCATCAAAGGTTTGAATATTATTATTTGGGTCACTATAATTGTAACCCAATGTTGCATATACCCCTGTTGCATTATTAACTACTGCCATTATAATCCCTTAAATAAACGGTATGTTGGGTGGACTTGTTGGATATCCTTTGTTCCCAATGTGTGTATGGTTACTATAAATCTTACTATTAACTGTATCTCGCATCCAAGTAGCATCCATTAAACCTGTTATTGTCGCAACTGGAATATTAGCAATTGGCGCATTAACTGATACTAGTGAAGTAATTAATCCTAACGAATATATTCCTAATGTTCCAGCATATACACCGGTTCCAGCATTAACTCTTGTTTTAGCGGTTATAACATCACCAGAAACGACACCAGCAACTTCTAAATCAGAAGAAACATATGTATGATCGTCAGAATTAAGATAAATGTTACTAGGATTTGCATCAGGAGAATTGCTGTGTGCAGAAAGGTTCATATCATTATCGGAGATTAAGTTTAATCCTTTGACTCCAGCAACTCTGGCCACCAAACCACCACCAACAATAAGATTGTAATTTCCATCAATCTGTTCGGTTTTATCACCCTTTACATGCATATTACAATCACCATTTATTGTGATATTACAAGATCCAGTAATTGATACATTTTTTCCACCAACAACAATTTCATAACCATCACCATAAATTTTGTGAACTTCATCACCATTCGGTTGCAATTCAATAAAGGTACCCGATTTTCCGTGTTGTAATCGAATGCGTTCACGGGTTGGTGTATCATCCAATTCAAAAGAATGGCCACTTTTACTTTGAGTTACATTATTATAAGGATACTGTGGCTGATAATCGGTGTTAGCTGCCGATTCTGGTTGAGTAAAACCACTATTTAAAGGATTTGCCATTATGGTAATTTCTTATTAGGTAACATAGCAGGAATAGCAGTCACAACACCAGCAATTGCTACGGCTGTGCCTGCGGCCGTTACTGTTTGTTGTATAGTTTGTTGTAATGTTGTTGCCACTTCTTTAGTTGCTGCAATTACTTCACTAAGGCCACTTGGCCCGGTATTAAATGTATCTGAAAGTACATTTGCAATAGATTTATATAAATTGGCCAAACAATCTTTTAGTATTTTTAAAATTCTGGCTGGCAGAGTTAAAATATAAGCTATAATTTGTTCTAATTTTTGAATATATTTAATGACTAATTTTTCAAAATCTAAAATAGGTTGAATAACTGTTTTTTGTATATATTTTAAAGCTCTAGTAACTGCTTTCAAGTCATCAACCAACCATTGATATGTTCCAGTAACATCAGAGTAACCCAAAGCTAACATGACTGCTCGCTTGGCATCTTTGATGTTTTGATTTTGAGCAATTATAAATTGTCTGAGCTCAGTATTCTTTTGAATGTCCATGGAAAAGTCACAGACATGGGTTAAATCGGAATTAGTAAATGAAATCCAGGTATTAGCAACTAAACCACCAGATATTGATGGAAACGTAGTACCTCCATCACCCGCAAGTAAATTTACGGGAGCATTAGTTTGTTTTCCATCAGCGTCTACTGGAGCATCATTTGGTAAATTGTCAGCCATTATTTACTCTTTCTAAGTGATGGTAAAATTCCCATCATAATTGGATATTGTCCGGACTCACCATCCATGAAGAATCCAACGACCCACTCACCTTCATTTGGAATTTGAAATGACTGTGAATTGTTTATTGATACCATTGGATGTGCCCATGGTAAATCTTTTGTCGGTAAGGCAGAGGTATCTTCGGTATGCCAGCCAAATATTCTAACTTGGCAACGACCAACACCCAAAGGATCAACTATAGTTTCAATTACACCTACCCACCAAACGAAACCAGAAAGTCCAAGAAAATTATTACGATTCATTATATTTGTGCACCATTAACATATTGCGATTGTGATGAACTATTATATGCAGGATAAGAAGTTATTGCACTATCTTTTGCTAGTTCTAATACAGTTATATATGTGCTATTTTTTACGACATGACGCACTGCGGTTATTAGATAATTACCTGAGTATGTTGGATCTAAAGGCCTAGTGGCATCATATCCACCTTGATGGAAGGTGGTAGGATTTACTGCAAAAGAATTAAAAGTAACAGTTCTTCCAGCAACCAACAATGGATCACCAGAAACCGTAATTTTTATTCTTGTATAATTTGCTAAAGCTAGTTGTGCTACCCGATTCGGCATATATTCTTCAACCATAATATCATTTGTAACCGAATCTGGTTTTTGTGCAATGTAACCATTTTTCTTTTGGCTTGCATTTGTTGGTGACAATCTAAGTGAACCTATTTCTAAACCAGGAGTTGTTGTTGGTATTGGGTCGTACATAGATTGACCAAACCGGTTTTGATAATTATTTGTTACTGGTGATTTATTTAAATTTTTAGATGTGCCAAAGTAAGTATTATAATTAAAAATTCCAACATTGGAAGTTCTTGTTAGTGGATCAATCGTAATAACTTTATTTGCAAAAGTTCCATTCGAAATTGCCGATAGTGTGTCGAATAGATTTAATATTTCAAAATCCATTGCATTTTGTACTTGTTGTTGAAGATTTACACCTTGTGTATTTGGATTAGTATTTTCAAGATTTAATGGATCATAACGATATGTTTGATATATTGGATTTGCATATAATGTTTGCAAGGAGTTAAAATTATATCCTTGGCCATTTTCAAAGAACAACATATCTGCACCAGTATTTTTTGCTGAAAGAGCATAGGTGGCTAACCAATTAATAGTTTCAAACAACTTTTTATTGGGTAATATAAAATCATAAACACCCAAAGTAGGTTCGACATATACC